GAGTAGGTTACCGGCACTACCGTTTGCTAATAGTGCTGTAGTGTCGATAGCAGTTTGATAAGGTATAGATCCACCAGCACCACCCTTAATATTTGTTGCTATGCCAGCATTAGGTGCATAAGTTGCTATGCCAGCATTAGGTGCATAAGTTGCTATGCCAGCATTAGGTGCATAAGTAGCAATACCAGCATTAGGTGCATAAGTTGCTATGCCAGAATTAGGTGCATAGGTAGCAATTCCTGCTGATGTTGCATAAGTTGCAATACCAGCATTAGTTGCATAAGTTGCTATGCCAGAATTAGGTGCATAAGTTGCTATACCGGCATTAGGTGCATAAGTTGCTATGCCAGAATTAGGTGCATAGGTGGCAATACCAGCATTGGGTGCATAGGTAGCAATACCGGCATTGGTCGAATAACCCGAAATAGATACATAATCGGCAACAGTAATTGTTGCAATATTGCCACCAACGTTTGCTGTTGCAACAATATTTGGACCCTTAAAATCTAATTGAGTAATACTGGTTGCAGATCCAACCACATTACCTTCGTCTCTAACAGTAATCTGACCAACCACTGCTCCAATATTTAATGGTGCCCAGTATGGTATCCCATTAGCACCATCAGTGGTTAGAATATCTCCAGGAGTTCCATAAGATATAAATCCAGTACTATTAACTCCTGTTTGATATGGAATAGAATTCTTGGCACCTCCAGCAAGATTAGTTGCTATACCTGCAGTGGATGCATAACCAGCAACAGTTGCAATACCAGAAGTTGAGGCATACCCGGTTAAGTTGCCAATAAATGTAGTTGCCGTTACAACACCAGTAAACTTACCATCACCCTGTACAGTAAGTTTTGATGTTGGATTTGTAGTTCCTATACCTAAATTCTTAGTAGTAGAATCATATACTAATTGAATTGAAGATATATTAGTGGTCTGTGTGGTTCCGGCACCCGTCTGCATTGCCAGATATTTTAATCCACTCGTAAAATCCTCAGCAACATTAATTCCAGTAACTCCAGAACTAGCAGTAAGCGATTGCCAAATAAGTCCAGTTCCGGTGGAAGTTAAAACATATTGACTAATTCCAGTTGTTCCTCCGGCAGAAATTGCATTTAATGATGAAATTCCAGTGACCTGAAGATCTTTAGTTGTTGTAAGACCAGTAACACCCAATGCTGATAGTGTAGAAATACCAGAAATACTTAATGCAGTTCCTACTATGTTAGTACCACTAATAGATCCACCAGTAAACTCACCATAAATCCTACTTGCAGTTAATATTCCACTGACTTCAGAATTTCCTATGACATATAAACTTCTTCCATCAGCATTTGTCGTACCAATACCAACGTTCCCAATAACCTGCAATGAGGTGGTATTTTCGGTAACTGAAGATATACCAACGTTAAAATTAGTTCTTCTGCCGCTGAGGAATTGTGCCATTTTTAGAGTTATTAGTTAAGTGTTTCTAAAATACTACCAATAAATTTAATATTGGTTGAATTATTTGATGATAATATAAGAGCATCGCCAGGTTCCAAAGTTAATTTACCTTGGATTAAACTCACGGCATCATTACCAGGAATTGCAAAATCCTTTACAATTTCAGTTGTTACTACAATTCCTGCAGTAGTTCTTCTATGAGATAATGAAACGTTATAAGTAGAAGAACTTATATTTGAGACTTGTGCAAGTAAAACAACTCCAGTATATCCAACAGGTGCAGTATAAATTCCAACTGGACTTATTGGTGCTATCTTTGTAACTGTTTTAAATATATTTAACGGTAATGCCATTTTTTAGGTTCCTCCTAGTGCTAGAATAAATGGTGTCATAGTTGAAAATAAACTCTTAGTATAGAATGTACCAGAAATAGTTCCAGTAAGTTGATTAATAGCAACACCTTCACCAATTCTAAAGTTTCCTCCTTGGTCGGTACTTGTATAAACAACCAGTCCACCGTTTCTCATATCAACTTCATTGTCTTGAATTGGAACACCACCAAAATTTGGAAGAGCAGTATTAATTTCAGTACCTGCTCCAATATATTCAAAAGAATGACCCGATGCTAATATTCGACTTTGCTTATAAAATGGAATTTGAGATCCAGCATTAACCACATAAGGAACATTTTCATTGATTGTAATCGTACAAATTCCAGCAGAAACTGGAGTTGACCTCAAAACATTATAATAACTAGGAAGCAATTCAATAACTGCTGTTGCTGTATTTATTCCAACATTAGGGGAACTAATTGTAATAGTTGGAATTGAAGTATATCCCCTTCCGTTTGATACGATTTCAATATTTCTAACTGATCCATTTGATATTTCTACAACTGCTGATGCAGGGATTCCCCAATCAACAGTTGGATCAGAAATCGTTATAATAGGTGCAGAATTATAACCAGTACCAGCAGATCCAACTCTAATTTTCCCTACAGTATAATATAAATCATTAAAATAGACTGATTGCCCATCAAATGGTCTGATTATATTGACCTTTGCGGTTCCGGTATTTGGAACATAAGTATGTGGTTGAGTGGCAATTCCAACATTTAACGTAAATTGTGTACTTGTTCTTGAAACTGGTGGAAGTACTAATGGTGTAGTTAAACTTCCTTGACCCACAAATGTTGTAATAATACCTACAAGAGTATTAATGTTATCTCCCACATTCGTACAAGATAGTGGATCAGTATTTGAACCAGTTACAGGATCTGCAGCAACAGTCAAATCCTTCACATTCAACATATTATTGATTGCGAGTTTAGAATAAGTACCAACTGCCCTAAATGCTGTGATTGATTCTGCAGTTTCACCAACTAAACCATTGGAAATAGGAGTTCCGGCACCTGTAAAGTAAGATTTTGTTGCCGTAATAATTTTCTCATTTGTATAATTTCTAACGTCAGAAGAAACTGCGTCTACAATATATCCAATATCTCTTCTACACTTAGACTCACCAGTTACGAAAGTTCCAGTATTTGGAGTTATACTATTAATAAGACTCAAATTACCAACAGAAATCGACTGAGTGGCAATTCCAACAAGAGTATCGATAGTTGTGCGAACATTTGCACAAGATGCTGGAGATATATTAGATCCAGTAGATGGATCAGCAGTAATTGTAAGGTCCTTTACATTTAATTGATTTGTAATCGCCTTCTTGGCATAGTCACGAACACTATTGAATGCATAGATTGATTGCGACTCTTCACCAAGAAGTGCAGTTGTGGCAGATCCAACACTGTTAAAATATTGCTTAGTAAATCCAATCACATAAGAATTGCCACCAGTAAACAGATCAGTAGAAACCGCATCTACAAAATATCCAATATCTCTGGCGCACTTATTCGTGATCGATATTCCAAGATTTGGAGTTGTTGGTAGTGAAGAAGTATTTCCAGCGCCAATTACAGTAGTAACAATACCAACCAGATTATCAATATTGCTTTGAACGTCTGCACAAGCATTGACATTACCAGATTGATTGACCGGTATTATACTTCCAGTACCATTATAAGTTGATAATCCAGCACTAACCAAAAGATTTTTAATATTTAGTTGATTTGTGACTGCCTTTTTAGCATAATCTCTTACGGCAACAAAAGCAGCAATTGATTGGGATTCTTCACCGACCAAACCATTAGAGATTGGAACTCCAGAATTATTAAAATACTGCAGAGTAAATGCTCTGGCATAAGCATTTCCACCAGTGAATACATCAGTTGCAAGTGCATCGACCAAATATCCAATGTCCCTGGCACACTTTGTTCCACCAGTTGTAAAACTACCAAGATTTGTTACTGGTAATTGGAAAGTACTTCCGGCACCAATTGATACAGTAACAATACTTGTTAGAGTATCAATATTATCTTGTACATCAGTACAGGCACTAGTACTGGTGTTTGGTACTGCAAATGGACTTCCAGAACCAATTCTTGCAGGTCCAGTACTAATAGAAAGTTCTTTATATGTAAGTTGATTTGTAATGGCAGACTTCATCAAATTCCTTGCCAAATTAAAAGCAGCAATTGATTCTGCAGTTTCACCAACTAAACCATTTGAAATTGGATTACCAACATTATCAAAATATTGAAGTGTAAATTGTTTTGCATAATTATTTCCACCGGTAAAGACATCTGCAGAAACTGCATCAACAAAGAATCCAAGGTCTCTCTTACATTTTATTTCAGTAGATGCAATCGAAGGATATATTACTACAGTATTTGACCAGGCAGTATTTACAATTTCTGTTCTATTTTTTTGAATCAAACGATATGCATCATAATATCTTGACCTGGCATTTGTTTGAGCATCGCCAGGAAAATAAAATGCAGAAAACCCTACGGCAATAGCAGCAAGAGACTTATCAATAATTTCTTGCTTGTTGATTTGTATCAAACGTGAAGCATCATAATATCTTGACCTTGCGTTTGTTTCACTTTCTGTTGGAAAATAAAATCCATCAGGATATCCAAGTGCAATAGAAGCAAGAGATTTATCTACGATTTCCTGTCTGTTTTGTTGAATTAAACGATATGAGTCTTTATATCTGTAAGAAACATCATTTGCAGAATCTCCAGGAAAAACAAAGTCTGGATGATTGAGTGCAATTGCCGCAAGAGACTTATCTACAATCTCAGTTTTATTTGCGTTAATTAGATTTGATGCATCAACAAATCTTCCAGGAGCAACTGTTTTAACATCAAAAACATATCCCTTTTGCCCACTTGGATATAGTCTGGTTCCTGGTTCATAAGGACAGGTAAAACCGAGACCGGCAATTGATATGCCCATACCAACGGTAAAATTATGTGCCGTTGATGTATATGCCTTTAGGATTCCCGTAGTATTATCATAAGAAGCATTCGTAATATTTAAAGTTGGAGTATTTAGATTAACTACAAAAGTATCATCTCCAATGGCAGAGGTAGAAGTAACTATTCCGGTATATTTGACGGGACTTACACCATCGGCAACAAGACCATAGTTACCGAATGATGCATTGGAGTTTGTTAAGTCACAGGCACCACCGGTTGCAGTATAAACCGCAATATCAGGGCAGATAGTAAATAAAGAAACTAACTGAGCATATGCAGCATTTGTAATGGATATACCAATGCCATTCTGATTGTATTGAGTATAAGAATCAAGAACCATTGACTTTAATGGTCCAATCACATCATTACCATCAATTCTCATTCCAATACTATCTGGAATAAAGTTAGTACAGTTTTGAATGTATGGTGACTGGTTAATGTATCTTTGGTTATTAGGATCAAATGCAAAAATTGCCTTACCGGGATTTAGTGATCCTCTGTAAGACATTTCGGCAACATAATTTCCATTACCAATCAAAAATAAATCTTGATTAACATTTTGAGGTATAACAGTAACTTCTCTTAAACTATTACCAACAACACTAACTTGATCCGGTAATATGATTGGATTGTCTTCTATGTAAGATCCAGCAGCAACTTCAATAACAGTTCCTGTTGTTGCTTGTGCAACTGCTCCTTTGATTGTTGCCTTGGCATCTCCAAGTTTTCTTCCTGTGTTTGTGTCTTTTCCGTCTTTTGTGACATATAAAATATTTGTAACTGTTGCGCCAGCACCAATACGGATAATATCAGTCCCAATGCCAGGACGCTCCCTCTTAGCAGTTAATTCCCCATCATAGGTATTATATGCTAATTCAGCACTTAAGAGTTGACCTGCTGTTGGCCTTTTTCCAGGTACAGCAGATCTTTTAATCCTGATCGGAGTTGACATTTATCGCAATTGGTATGTGCCAAGTAATGGCAGTATGTACTGCCTGTGTTATTTATAATATAAAATTAAGAGGCATTATTGCGCCTTGGACGATAAGCAAAAACATTTGTGGGAGACTCTGGTTTCATCCATTCCACAATTTTTTCATAGTTTTCAATAGAGAAGAAATACTGATCATAATACCATTCTTCCCATGGAATATGTCCCTTTGATTGATTACATGAATGGCAACATGCAATCACATTAGTTTTAATATCAAGACCACCTTTACACTGAGGTATAACATGATCTAATGTAATATTTTCCTTCGATTCACAGTATGCACATTCATGATTCCATGCATCTTTTATGTTCTGCCTCCACATTCGTTTTGCTTCCGATTTATTTGTTGCCTGAAGATTAAACAAATAGTCCTTAGGAGAATGCAGAGGAACCATAAGTGCCCGCGACTTATAATTATTTATTCTTTGTTACTATAACTCTCATAAGTTCTTTAAGTGTGATATAGATGTAATAAAACTCATCATAAAATGTAATGTCCTGGTCTCTTTCCAGAAAATGTTTAATTTTGTTTATCATATCTTGAAAGGATCTTCTTGCCTTTCTGGAAGTTTGATTTGTGATGAATTGAGTACTTCGACCTTTCCAACAGAAAGACCAACTTGTCCCGGAAGCTGCTTGTCGGTCGTGGAACTTATATCAATCACTTGATCCATCAAAACTCTATTACGACTATATGTTCTTTTTTCTGGGTCAAAGGAAACCATCATCATCGCATCATTAATATTAGCACAATGGCAGATGACTCTTCCAGTTCTATTTTCAGTTACGATCCAGTATTCGTTCATCATTTAAAGACTTTTGATTATTATAAGACACTTCTGGTAAATTGTAAAGTGCTGGTGGTTTGAAATCTGCTGGTGGTCTATAAAGATTGGGCCACGTATCTCTGATAATCTCTGCGAGTTTATTTGAAGTGGTGGAGGTTATCATAGTAGGGACATTAGAAAGAGGAATAAACCGAATACTTGGAGGAATGTGAGGATTATGAGCATTTTAGTTTTGAGAATACTTCCAAAAGATGAGGAATTCCTTCGGGTTTTATAAGTTCAGTTGTAGAATGACTGGAATATCTCCAACCATTATCTTTAGCATATTTAAGTTGTTGTTGCTCAAGAGTATAACATTCACCAAAAGTAGAATTATATTCATCAATAACTTCAACTAATTGATGACGAAATCTCTCTTTAATTGTTTGTATAGTGATTCCAATTTTATAATGCAATCCATCATTATCTTTATACTTAATAAAATATAAAGAGCAAGGTAAATTTCTATTCTCATCATTAGGTTTCCATCCCCACCCAGGATTAGTCCAACCATCCTCTCTTTTTTCTAAAATTACTTCCGCACACCTTTTACTATGCCTTTCTCTTTCACCATCTCTTTCCCATCTTTCTTTTGATTTTTGTAACATTTTATCTCTACTTTTATCCCAAACAATTCTTCCCGCTTTTCTTTTAAGTTCTGGGTCGTGTGCTTTTGATGCTTGAGACTTACAGCAATATTTTCTTTCCACAAATCTTAATACCGTAGTTTCTTTTATTGTCCTGTGAGGACACGAAAATCTTATTCTTGCGTGTGCCGTAAGTTTTTCGGGCAAAACAGCACATAAACATAAATTGGAGCAAGTATTTTTAATTTCAGATGACCAATCCCTAACTATTGAAACTTCAACACCATAACGGGGATTGTTTTCACCCAATTTTGATTTTCTTTTACAACAAACTGTAGACTTATCCAAACCAGAAACTAAAACCTTTCTTTCTCCAGAACAATCACAATATACATTCACATAATATCGTTTAGAATAATTTTTTTGAATATCTCTAAATTGCAATCCTCTATTTTTACATACTTGATTGAGATTTTCATAAGTATAAGAACCCTGTCTAGTCATAAGTAACGAACACAATTTACCATTATTTATATAAAAAAAAAGGAACCCCGAAGAGTTCCTTAATATCATACCATTAATTTAGTTAAATGTCAACCCACAGTAGGTGCCGTTAAAGCAACAGGAGTTGATTTAACACTCGCCAAATCTAATGGGAAGTTATGTGCGTTCCGTTCGTGCCAATTGTGTTATCATAAGGACTCTTTATTCCTTATTTCTCTATGTCACCATAGAGTTCAGACTATCTCTTCATCCGTTCTGGATGCTGGGCATTCGTGGGTAGATTATTGTTAGAACTCACTACCTAGTCGTTAGACCTGCCGAAGAACCTATGTCCTCTTCGGATTGGTACGGGATTGTCTACTTGAGAGTTTCCCCGTTTAACCCAGTTTTTTGTATAAGTATCCCTACTTATAGGTGACTACACTTCTGAAATCACCTCAATTCCTAGATTTGCTCTCGTCAATAAATCCGCCCAAGTATTGATTGGACGACCTTGATTATCTAGAATTGAATGATTGTAATTTAGACCGTTTAGATTAAAACCAGACATAAAAATTCCACAAGCAGCGAACCAAATTCCAATAACCGGAAATGCTGCCATTACAAAGTGAAGTGAACGACTATTGTTAAAAGATGCATATTGGAACAGAAGACGACCCAGATATCCGTGTGCTGAAACCAAATTATAAGTCTCTTCTTCCTGTCCGAACTTATAACCATAGTTTAGACTTTCAGTTTCAGTAGTTTCTCTAATAAGAGAACTGGTGACTAGGGAACCGTGAGTTGCAGAAATTAACGCACCCCCAAAAACACCAGCAACACCCAACATATGGAACGGATTCATTAAAATATTATGCTCTGCCTGAAAGACTAACATAAAATTAAATTGACCCGAAATTCCCAAAGGAAATCCATCAGAAAAAGAACCTTGTGAAATGGGATAAGCAAGAAAAATAGCAGTAGCAGCAGCAACAGGAGCACTGTAGGCAACACAAATCCAAGGACGCATTGATAACCTATATGAAAGTTCCCATTCACGACCCATATATGCATAGATAGCAATCATAAAATGGAAAACAATGAGTTGATATTCACCTCCATTGTATAACCATTCTTCTAGAGTTTGTGCTTCCCAAATCGGGTACAGATGCAAACCTATAGCATTTGAACTCGGAATCACTGAACCGGAAATTATGTTATTTCCATACATTAAGGAACCAGATACTGCCTCCCTAATTCCGTCTAGGTCCGTTGGAGGTGCGGCAATAAATGCGAGAATGAAGCAAATAGTGGCAGTTAAAACTGTTGGAATAAGTAATACTCCAAAATGTCCGACGTATAAACGATTATTTGTACTTGTTACCCAACTAAGGTAACGTTCCCAGAGATTTTCGCCTGATTGGCGTGTAGCAATTGTAGCAGTCATTTGTTAAAAAGGGATAGATATGAGTTCAGGAGGTGCTGAACGGTAAAAGTATTCCTATGCAACCCTCCTGCATAGGTATAAGGACGGATTTTACTTGCCTAGTCCTGGTGCGGCAAGATTAAGAAACATTACATTTCTTAACATGTATTTATCATAGCATTGTCAGGAAATGCTGTCAATAGGTATGACTACTTATAATTTGCTACCTTAATGACCAATACAATAAAACCGATTATGAAATAATATTGGAAAATATGATAGATCATCTATAATATTCCTGAATTTTATCCAGGACTCGATTAAGATATCTGTTTGCCAATCCCTTTGGATCTGAAGTATATCCAATCCGTTCGTTATATAATTCGTTCTTTAACTTCTCAACATGACACCTAATTTCTTCCTTTGAAAATTCGTTTCTAGGCATAAAAAGAGGAAAGACTCCATTCTTATATAGAACAGAGTCTTTTTGTATAGGATAGTTAAGTTAGAGTTTCAGAATACTCCAAAAAATTATGCAATCATAGGAATAATCTCTATGGGGTTAATTTCATAGCATTCAGACCACCCATCAATGGTTTTATCAATATTTTTTGGCATATAAGACTTCAAAGATCGTTTAATTTTAACTTCCAAATTATAGCAATGGTTTAATGTTTCATCCAATTCAAAAATTACATTTATATTTTTTCTATACCTACTCCTTACAGTATTTTTTGTAGTTATTCCAATTTTAGTATATCCATAATAATTATCCAAGATATAAAATTTACATTTCATATTTGGAGTTTCTTTAAGTTTTTGATTTATTACCCAATGATTGTGTTTATTTCTTGGTGGAGTGATGTTATACACTTTAAGTATTCTGTAAATATTTGTACTAGACATATTATAATTTTCACACAAATCAGTTATCGTGAGTTTTCCAGACAAATATTCTTCTATTAATATTTGATTTCTTTTTTGTTTTTTATTAGTATTATATTCCTTTGGATTTCTTTCTCTTTCTATATTGTATTTTTTTAATATTTGATACACATTTTGGGAACCATTCACATCAACAATATTTTCTATTTTTTCACCTTGATTATATAAATCAATAACTATTTTATATTTTTCTTTCTGTGAATCATTATTCTGTTTATATTCTATATTTCTTTCTTTTAATATAGAATATAACTCATAAGTTCTATGTTTTTTAATTATTTCTCTGCATGTAATGCCAGATAAGTAATCCTCTACTACAGCATCTTTAAGTTTTTCGGATAATCTTTTAGGCACAGTTATACTCTAACTTGTTGGCAACACTATTTATATAAGAAAGGAGGGAGATTATGCCCTCCAATCTTTACCCGAAAAGCGCCAACAAGTCAGGTAATATTATTTAGTTACCATAATCCAGGAATTACTTGACCGCTTACAATATAAGAACCAATCATAGCAATAAATCCAATCATAGCAATCTTCCCATTTTTGAGTTCGTTTTCTCGTGTCCAACCGAATTTCATTTTAATACCTCTTTATTAATAAATGCCAAAGAAAAGATTGCCAGTCAGTGCATAAGACACTAAACCAGCAACTACACCAACCATAGCAGTTCTGGAATTCCAAATTTCGGCCCTTTGAGCATAAGTTTCTTGTTCGTGTTCTTCCATGTCTTTCTCCGTAATGTACATTTTAGGTTCGACAGCAAACAGATTTTGACGATTGCCGTCTTCGGTTGTGATTGTCATAATAAAAGGCGTTCAACAATATGGACTATACAAGATTTTTTGAGTTTTGTCAAGTTCTATTTGTCTTCAAATCCTGGCGGAAGGCGACCGGCATAAGGATCATAATCAAAAATAGAATTCCAATCACCAACATTAGTCGCATCAACTTTCCAAAAATTCCAAAGACCATCATAACTTGACTTATGAAATACATCAACATGTTCATCATGAATGGAAGATCCCAATTCAATCTTATAAAGAAACAAAGGAATCGCAAAGGTATTGCCAGAATTATAAATCAAATCATCGGCAACGGCACGTGGTTTGACTCCATTGTCCAACTTATACTTATCACCACGAACATGGAGATCCATAAGTTTTTGTGCATGGTGACGAGTAATCAAGTAGCAAGCAGTTGAAAAGTCATTCACAAACCGACGATGCATTTTTACATGAACTTGTGCAGGATTAATAATCGCAAGTTGAACGACATCATAATCATAAGGAACTTTGCAAAAGAAATCCTTCCATTTAAAAGGCCAGTGAGATACTGTGGAAATATCACAATCATCCTCCATAATTAGAGCACAAGGAGAATCAGAAGTCTCTAAGAAGTGTTTGAGTGCTTTCAGATGCGACGTAGTGCAACCTACCTCACCAGAGGACATCATATCAGGATAACGCCCTTTGAGAATGTCTCCAAGGTCTCTGCCGTCCCTACCATCATAAGCAGAGATACGAGTATAGTCTTCAATTTCCCAATACTTAAAATGGTCTTCCATATATTGTGCTCTTTCTGGTTGTTCATCCAAATTGAGATAGTAAATTGGAGGAAGACCCTTGAGTTTATATACTGCTTTATTTTTATCCATATATCATTTTAATGTAAAAAAATCTGCTCCATCTTTCGATGTTATATTTGGAGATTTGGGTATAATCACATTCGATTTACATTTACTCAACCACCAAGCAACTTCAGTAAATGTACTGCCCCATGTACCTATAATTGTATCACATTTTGACAAAAGCAGACAATCAATAAATCCATCAGTAATTAATTGAATATCATTATGATATTGATCATATGGATGAATTTGTCCCAAAAAAGTATCATGCAATTTTTGTGGGTGCAGAATGATTCTTTCAGAATATTTTTCTAAAAAATATTTTATTGTTTCTGGATTATCACTACATAAAAATATTTTTTTGTCTATTGGAAACTTATCAATTTCTTCTTCGAAAATGGAATTATGGTGCCACAAACTTCTATGACCATCAGAATGCCATGTTCTAATATGAACACCAATTACATCATCCCAATCTTTTATAAAGTCATCAACATACTCCAGTATGCCAGGATCTATTTCCAATTTATCAATACATTTCAAATACTTGTCTATAAAATAGTGTGGTGTTTTTTCATATAAAAGATCTATTGTCTTATAATTTTTTATGTATTTTTCTTCTTCTGGAAGAACTTTCAACCTCCACCCACACACCTCATTTACAGGTTTTTCATTATATTGAATTTGAGGAAATATGTAAGAATCAGCATATACCTGTGTATTAACTTGTTCATATTCACAAAGTAAACTCATATAGGTTTTAATTCTATTACACAATCCCTGAGCTTTAACGACAGTTGGTATATTATTCATTTAAAATATTCTCCATTATACAATTAAAAACCTTAGTTTTTTTAACTAAAGGATCATTAGAATCTCTCCAATTAGAATGCCAATTAGTTGCCGCACGATAGTGTAAAAATTTACCATCTAAATGCAATTCAAAGTTATACCCTTTGGTTACTTCATCATTTTGGATTTCAATATCACCAAAATGAGTTGGATATAGTGGTAACTCATCATCAGTTTTTTTCATCCCAATATCATTTTTCTTAAAATAATAATAAGTATGCCCACCAACATCGGTCATCTCACCTTCGACAATACCATCAGAAAAATCAATATCCAAATCAATTATCTTAGGCATATTAAAAAACATTATTCCATTCCACATATAAGTAACTTCTCCCCTCTTTTGTGGGAGTCCTGCAATAATAGCATCACTCATATATTCTTCAATATTAAATTCATCAATCAAAAACATATCAGAATCACAAAAAAATACAATATCATTTCTATGATTTTTTCTAATAATATTATCATAAGTCCATTGAACAGTATCGGCACAAGCTTGCGCTGGATTCATTGGAATTTTTCTTTCTGGTTTTTTATAATAAGAAAACTTATTTTCCAAACAAATAGACTGAAATTGATTAGAAATATTGGAATCAATTGAATCATCTACAATATGAAACTTATATTCATCTTTCAGAAACTTTTGAAAAAGACGATGTTGAAGAGGAATAAAATCGGGACGATTAACAACAGAAGTAAAAATTTGAACTACCATAATTTTACACAATTTTCAATGGATGATATGTACTTGGAGCCCCATTTAAGTCGGGCACACCTTGCAATCTAGCAAGGTCATATTTAACACTATCAAAAAACCTTTGAGCATCACTCACATGAATTCCAATATCTGTTACTTTACAAGTAGTGACTGCATTATTATATCCACTCTGTTTAAAGAAAGGATCATTGACAGAATATATATTGAAATATTTTTGAACTTCTGCAAACCCAGGATCTTGATTATATCCAATGACTTCAGAAGCATGATGTGATATTCTTTGACACATTTTAACATATTCTTGTGTCAAATACAATATAGAATGTCCACCCAACATATTATAAACGCGAACAATATCTTTGTCAACAATATCATAATGAACAAAAGGTCCAGAAAAAGAAAAATATCTTGCCCATTGTGATGTTCCCAAATAAACAGCATCTGCATCATCAGGAACTTCTATAATAGGTTCAAAGTTATGTAGAAGGCAATCATCCTCAAATAAAACAAATGGAGGATTAATTTCACATAACCCATTATAGTGAGCACCAGCACACCCTGCAGGGGGATTATCTGGTCTATACGGTCCTTCAACACGAATGATAGTCTCAAAACCACATTCATCAAGAAGAGTTTGCATCTTCTCATTTTTTTCTTCGTGCTGTTTAAGATTCATATAAACAGCAGGTATTTTTCTTAAATCAATTTTCATACTGGATACTGCCCCATTTCAATTTTTTCCTGATTAAAGGAACTTTGTTTTTTCAATGCAACTATCTTTGGTTCGAATGGATATTGGGGATGTCCAATTAGTTCCTCAGGAAACATATAACTGGGAGATAATGCAGTTGGTGGATTTTCATTAAAATACTTATTTAAATGACTTTCATCATGCCACTTTGCTACAATATTATTCCTTTCATCCTCATTAACTTTTTCAGAAATAACTTTTGCCATGTTCAAAAATGTGGAAGATTTCCCACCAACAAAAGCGGCAGCATAATACTTATCATGCTTTTCATCAGCAACATATGCTGTAGATTGTTTTCTCTTTTCATATGGATATATTTCTTTAGATTCCAAAATCTTATATGGATGTAATACTCCAACTAAATCCTGAAGTACTTCTTCCCCAACATTAGAAACAATACCAACATCTGCATCAAACAAATAAACATAATCAAAATCTTTCAAATATTCAGATTCAGAATTGATATAGTTATATTTTTTAAGAGCAGGTTCTGGCCAAGGTTTATGACCAATAAAGGAAACTTTCACATTATCAGAAGTTTCTACTTCATGATCAGTGAAAAGAAGACATTGAATATCATGACCATTTAAAAAGTTTTCTTCAATATTATCAAGAAGTCTCTCAACAAATTGAATATATCTATTTGTAGCAATTGTAATAATACAAATTTTCATTTTTTAAGTAAGATCCAAGTTTGAGATTGGCAGTGTTCAACATTTTCAATTATTCCATCAATCATAACATCAGAAGTATTTGGCCAACCAAAATTTGAAAATATATGATTAATGTAAGGTACATTACCCCAATAACCACATTCCAATACATTAAAATCCACACTGCTTGCCAATGCACATAGACCTGTTGGAGTCATACCCCAAAAATGAAATGGAACCTGGTGAGGTATATTAATAGTTGGAACTGTCGTATAAAGATATCCACCATCTTTAAGATGGTTGTACAGATTTTTCATACTTACAAATGGATTATACAAATGCTCTAGAGTCTGGTTAAAAATTATAAAATCATAATTTTTATCATCCAAATCTAAAGTATGAAGATCATACTTATTGTCAACTGTATAATCACAGACTGTTATATCATCATATGTTATATAATTTAGTTCAACATCAGCAGAACAAGTTGATAATAATTTTCCAACATGTTTCAAATCATATTTTTCTACCCATTCTTTAAAATCAAATGTTGATGCTAATCTAGGAAAATCTTTCGAAGACCATTCTACTTTTTCTAAATCGGAAAGTTTATGGTATTCATCATTTGCTTTCCGGTAATATTCATCTGGTTTATTAACATGTTTTTCGTATAATTGATGAATATCCTTGTCAGAAAGCAGATTTAATTCAAAATTAATTTTTTTCATAATTTATCTACACTTGAACATACCACACATGAACTGGACCAGAAATACCAGTAACTTTATCACCATAGTGTTCAAGCACTGCTTTCTGAACTCCTGGAAAATTACCATGGTCCCAATCGTGCCCCATTACATACCCACCAGCACGAACTCTGTGATGCCAAAAACTAATGCCATTAAAACAATTTTCATAATCATGAATAGCATCGATAAACACAAAGTCCAAAGAACCATCTTGAAAATCTGGTGCTGCTTCGGTGGATTTTTTACGAACCAACTCTACACGATCACCAAACTGACTTAGCATATCATGAACTTCAACATACAATTCATCAAAACTACCATATTCAGAATCAACACTGAAAATCTCATGCATATCCCAACTATTAGTAATGTATGGATCGATGCCATAGATTTTTTCAATATTGGTATTTTCCATTAACGTTTTAATGTGCTGACCACCGGCAACTCCAATCTCAGCACCAATTTTTAATTCAGGATGCTCATTAAAAAAATTAGATGTCCATTCGTATGTCCCCTCCCAAATTAGTCTAGTCTTTCCTCTTGTTGGATCTGGAATAGATTTTGTTTTAGTCATTTTCATTTTCCTTTGTTTTTAATATAAAGCGCATCGCCCCACTTATACCAAGTCTCTGGCCAATGTGTTTCTACTCTTTTAAATCCATAGTCACCAAGGAAACTATCTAGGTCTTCAACCATAGCATTCCCCTCATACATTTCACCACGATTTACCTCACAATAAATGTAATCAATTTTTTTTAAAGTTTCTTTACTGCCCCTAAAAACTTCTAGTTCATAACCCTGAACATCAATATTGATAAAATTTGCTTCACCAATATCGTACTCATCAAGAACATCAACTGTAACATCCTCTTTTCCATTGAACGAAACATCGGGGTGATGCTCAAGATGTTCTTTTGGTTTTAAAATAGAACTGCTTTGTGCTTCATTACTACTAAGATACATTGTAGCAGTTCCTTTTTTACTACCAAGAGCAACTTGATGCCCCTCAATATCGGCATTTATATTTTGAAGACGATGGTGAAGGATATCAAAGTTTTTGGATAATGGTTCAAAAACTGTAATTTTTTGAATACCATTATCAACATATTCTTGTATTTCTTCACCATAATGGGCACCAATATGGACGATACCTTTGATATTCATCTCATATTTTTTAACTAACATTGTAAAACTAATTAACATACCATTTTTGCAATTGTATTGAGACAACCATCCCAGGTTAAACATTTATTGTACATCTCTTGTCCATAATCAATCATATTTTGATACTCTCCACTTACCATCAAAGCATCTACTTTTTCTGGAATAGTTTCAATCTCATCTTCTTTGATTAATAGACACATTTTATCCCACTCAATATCATTTGTAAAGGGTAACCAAAACACATCACTAATATAAATGGGAATGCACTGCATTTGAAGAGATTCGTACATTCGGAACGATGCTGGACCAAACCCCCTAGGAGAAAGTGCAAATACTGAATTATATAGAATGTCACGGAAGACCTCAGTTCTATTATGATCAATATTTGAAGCAAACTTATACTGAGGTAAATGAGATAAAACTTGATTCATCTTGACTCTAAGAGGATGAGTATCTCTACCAGCATACCCAACTTTATATTCTCTTACTTCCTTTGGCACACCACAATGAGGATCACAAAGAAGTGGAATAGGTTCATATGAAGAGTTCTTACCAAGAGGAGAACTAAAGTCTCCAGACGAAGCAAAGATAGTACAGTTATCAATAGGAATCAATGTTCCACCATCATACTGCACTACGGTAAAAAACTTTTCATTAAGATGTCTTTCCGCAAGTTGATTGCAGTAATCAATCAGTGGTTGAGTGTTCTGACCATATTCACCACCAGGGTTAACATGCCATGAAGTCCATTGAATAGGAATGTAAATATACTCGGACTCCAATTCCTTTTGCGTTGCAAAAAATGAATATGCTCTTTCCTCAATCATAGGACTATATCCCTGATGAGGAGGATACTGAACAGGCATTTTAGGAAAAAATGCCTCTGGAACATCTGCAATACGGATCATAAGTCTAATACCTGCTCTTTGTAAAATTCTACTGATTCAGAAGACTTAGATCCGCATGTGTGCCAATAACTGTCAGATCTAAATCTATGATTGTGTCGAAACTCGTTGATAATTTTAAACTTTCCACCATTCTTCAACCAAAAATAATAAGTTGCAGAAGTATCCGCATGAAGAAGAGATAAAGAGTTATCTTCAAAAGATTCTTTTAAAGAACTCAAATAAGTTTGACGATTAAAAACATAATTTCCACTATTCAAAAACCAATCAAACCATTTTGTTTTTTTTATTATAGCATCTTTTGATTCCTCAATTCCAATATAGTCATATTTGAACGTATAATCGGAAATGGTATCGTAATCTTCTCTACCATCATACCTACAAAAAAGTTGTCTTGGGGAGAAACAAATATCGGGACTATCTTCAGGAATACTTCTAATAACCTCATATGTTTCCTCAAATGGAGAATTATCACTATCTAACAAATATACCCATTCATTAGTGCAGTTCTTTACTGCAATATACTTATTTCTAAAAGCACCAAGATTAGATTCATTACGATAGACTTTAATTTTTTTCTTTCCACCAACTAATAAAAGAAGATTGCCATATTCTTCTTGTCTGGAACAGTCATCATTGACAACAATTTCGGAAACAAAGTCATCTTCAAGTGCATACTTAATACAATCAAGAAAGTATCTAGATGTATTATAAAAAGGAATTGCTAAACTAATGGTTTTCATAGTACGATCCACCCAGGACAATAAAGATCACTTAAGTCTCTAGAAGCATCAGGACCAGCAAACCAGATACTTGGGGCAATAGTTTTTTTGCTTTTTGCCAACCAAGAACCCCACCAAGAAAATGAGGAATTGGCAATAATATGATAAGTGCATAGAGATTGTAGAAATAGATCAACACCTGTATTATTTGCTTCTGCAAAAAGAAATCTTTCTCCTTGGAATATATCCTGCTCTTTACACCATTCAATGCCATCAGAGAATATCATCACCGGAATATCATTAGGCATATGAGATAACCCTTGAGTATAATAATCTAGAGTTTGTACAGGATGATGAGGATATTGGAGATAATCTCCTCTACGAAGATGAATAGCAATTACTTCAGTATCACCAAAATTTGATTTAAATGCTTCTTCGGTTGGTTGTCTAATATCATCTACAAAAGTGAATGACTCACGAATCTGCTTTTCAATATGCTTGAAATATTTTTCAGTTTGAAAATATCCATAAAGACTAATATTATCTGGACAGTTATTCCAAAGATTTTCATCCAATCCAAAATTGGATTCCATTATTTTTTGAAAATTTGTAACACGCCTAGGTGCATCAGGAATCTTAAAGCACTCAAACATCGTAATATCAGAGTTTACACAGTTAATGTCCCGTGTTGCGACAACTTCTCTTGGAGGTAAACAATATTCATATCCATGTCTCTGAGCAAGTCCACGGAGAGCAGTATATTGAAACATCTGGTTTCCAAGTCTACCCAGATTTCCTAGATCATCATTTGCAATCATATTTTTTCACAATCAAGTATCTCATACAATTATAGCAAAAAAGGAGAGTTTATGCAACTCTCCTTTGCAATCAAAATATTCTTTCTCTTTTTTTAATATCAATATTTCTTTTTTTCTGATATAAAGTTAAAGACGCTGGATTTGATATAAATCCCGTTTCTAAACATTTCCATTTTTGAGAACTTGTTTTATATCCCCCAATTTTACCAAATTCACTTTTTTGTTTTGAATTAAATTGATGAACTCCCACTTTCATATTAAATGTCGTATTTCCACCAATCTTAGAACTTTTTCTTAAAGTTTCTAAAGAAAGAAATCCATTATAATTTTCATTTAAACAAAATTTATCAATATTATAAACTGGTTTTATTAGTTCTTTTTCACAATGCAGAGCAAAAATCCACCCTTCATCACTATAATTAAATTCTTTCAATATTTGTTTTTGTGGTGTATATTTTTTCCAATAATGCTTATGAGTAACTGGAGATCCGAAATATTCTTCGTTAAATATTTTTTCTTTATGAACTCCATAGTAATAATAAGGGACCTCTAAAAAAGTAATTTTATATACATAAATGCGTAAATTCATAGTATTCTAACTTGACTGCATCTGTATTTATAATAAAAAGGAGAGGATTTCTCCTCTCCGCCCTAACAGATTGCAGTCAAGTTAGGTTTAATTATTTAGGTTTGTCTCCATGCACGCCACCAATTCTTTAACTGGAAATTGGAAACCAGGCGGCAGTTATTCCCCACCCGCACCAACAATTCTTTAAGGAAATTGTAAACCTATTTGGAACTCACGAAAGAATTAATTCTTTCTGCAAGTCGTTCAATATACTCATATGAAGGATATTGAGGATACTCCGTAGTATCATCCGGATTTAGATCTTTCAATCTATCCACTGTAGCAAAACTAGTATGAAATTCTTGATCAGCAAGAGTTTGTGCTTGCCTAAAGATTTCAAAACGAAGTTCGTAAGGTGTCATTTGTTTTCTCCTTTAATGTGTGTGTTTGTGTGTAACCATAGGATCAGATTTGACTCCACCAGTACTTTTAAAGTCTCTCCGTGACTTTGAGGGGGCCCCGACCAGTACTTTTTAAGTCTCTCCGTGACTATTGGTCCCAATCAAGAATATCATTAGGATCCATATAACAAGGATCATCACTCAACCATTTCGAATATTCAATATCTTCCATTGCAGTAGTGCATTGTAGACTATTATCAAACAAATAAATGTCATTCCAGCGTTTAGTATAATAATCTTGTTTTTGCATACGATAATCAGGCATACCGTTGAGTTCAATGATACCTTTCTCAACGAACCGGTATCCTTCACGCTCAAGAAGAACTTTTGTCATGCTTCAACTACCTCAAGATCATTGGCAAGACATTCCATAAGAATATCGTAGTTGTCCAAAGGATCTTCAGAGAAGATGACACCTTCATTCTGATAATATCGACGAATCTTTTTGTAAAGTTTCGGACTCTTTACATCAAGATAGAAATCGCCATTAACCGCAGATTTAAGAGTTTCAATATCTTTCTTAAATTTGATTGTTACCGACATTGCTTTGATTTGTTTACTTAGTAAGTATAGAAGAATTTGAGTTTTAAGTCAAGTGTGCCGGTTGATAAACTGGCAATCGGAATGCTCGGATTTGAACCGAGATTATTCCTGCTCCCAAAGCAGGTGCCATGACCAAGTTAGGCGACATTCCGTTCATTAAAATGATGTATTTGATGGCAATTAGCACAAAGAACTTCGCACTTCATTGCTTCTTCTTGGATTTTATTTAAATTATAACCGGTTTTATTCATATCAGAAATATTAAACTCTTTATTTCCTTCATGATGAAATTGTAAGGCACGATAGTCATCAAAATCACATCGATTACATTTAAGTGTTTTTTTCCATTCTATATATTCTTCTTTAATACGGTCTTTTCTGGGTTGTTTAGATAATGAATAGCAAGGAATACATAAATGTCTCTTATAATTAATTCCATTTACTTTGCCAGCATTTGCAAATTGATTAAGAGATTTTTCACACCCGCACACTTTACAAACTCGTCTTTCCATTTGGGAATATTAATTGTGTTCCCAAATATTTATACAAGTATTTGTTTCAGTGTTCTCTATCTATAATACCAAGAATACCTTATTTTGTCAACCCACCTTTACCACCAAGATAATTCTCTAATGGATCTCTACCACTTTTTAGTATAGCACATGCTCTCAGATAAAAATGATTACTAGTATTTCCAGATTTTTCAAATGCTTCTTTAATCTTTATCCAGTTATTTAATGTATGAGAATCCATTTTTTTATATCGTACCGTTACTAATTAGTATTATAACGATTTTAAGATTGGAATTTTGTATTAATTGTAACAGTAGAGACAGGAATCGAACCTGCGAAGGCTATTAACCCCGAACGCTTTCAAGGCGTCGTCCTCGGCCAACCGGACCTCTACTATGATTTTTTACGGAATGTTGAAGAGTTGAAAAATATAAATACTTATATACTCTCCGTTATTTATAAATTTATGGTTGATGTGCATTGTTTAAATTGTAGCATACTTTTTCAAAAATTACCATATGAAGTAAAGAGAAGTAATATAAGGGGTAAAGGTAGGAACTTTTGTTGCGTAGATTGCTATAACGAATATCAAAGACAAGATAGAAAAAATCATATGAGGGAATGTAAAAATTGTGGAAAAATTTGTTATAAAAGACCAGCAGATCAAAAGAAAACGAAAAATAATTTTTGTTCTAGTAGTTGTGCTGCAACTTATAATAATACTCATAAAACTCATGGAACAAAAGTATCTAAACTGGAGGTATTCTTACAAGAACAATTAAATCAAGAATATAATTTTAACTTTCATTATAATAGAAAAGATACTATTAATTCAGAATTAGATATTTACATACCAGAAATTAATTTAGCATTTGAACTTAATGGCATTTTTCACTACGAACCAATTTATGGTGAAGAAAAATTAACTCAAATACAAAACAACGACCAAAGAAAGTTTCAAGCTTGTTTAGAACAAAAGATTGAATTATGTATTATTGATACTTCTTGGATAAAATATAATAAAATAGAAAACTTCAAAAAAGTCTTAGATATTGTTAAAGATATAATATCTAAAAAAGTATAAGTCCTCAACGGACTTCAAAATCCAATCGCCTCACTTTACGTTGCCTCCTTGCTTCCTGAAAGGCAAGGTCTTCGTTTGTAAGAATATTAGACTTAATTTTAACATGAGTAGAGTTTAGCATAACAACACCACTCAAGTCAACTGCCGTGATTTTATCTCCACAAATAGTTGCCATATTTGAACATCCACAGGCAACTGTTTTTGTTGGATGACCTTCAATTTCTCTGTTGCATGATTTGCAACGAATACGTAAATTTTCCATTTTATTATAAAATTTATTGTTGCTGTACAAATGGTTGTACTTGATATGGATCTACTGGTTGTTCCTCTGGTACAGTTATTGGCGTTTGTTCAGAATCTTCGATTGAAAGTTTAGCAGTTTTTTCAGTAAATGATCTTAACATCCAAACAAACTTGCCATGAGATTCCATAATATCCTGTGCAAGATTGGCAGTTGCATATTGCTTCTGCAACTCCGCTTCCTCAGATAATCCAGTCAATAGTTCAATTAATGTAATGTTATCGACCATCAAACGCTTTATCATCTCATCAGATTTTGTAATTGGTTTGCCAGGAATAATTTGTTTTTGTCCCATTTCATCAATTTGGGATGTATTAGATCCTTCACCAACTGTTGCAACTTCAACCATTCTTGTAAGAGTTCCAATTGGGCGGACATTCATATAACGCATGTGCTCGCTGATACGATCAATCTCTTCAAACATTGTTTCATACTGTCCACCAAAGAGAGTATGAAGTTGTTGAAAATCAGGACCTACCACGTTCCAATGAAAAACCCATGTCTTATGAAAAAGTACAAACAGATTTGCCTGCACATCACTAATGAGTTTATATAATTTTTCCATTACACTTCTTTTTGAAATATTTATAAGCGTCCGGGGGTAGTCGAAACCCCGACTTCTGGGTGGAAACCAGAGATTTGTACCGCTAAACTACGGACGCATTTTGTGAGAGTGGAAGGTTTCGCATCCTTCTACTGTATCCCTTATCGGGGTGCCTTACTTTTGGCATCACTCTCAGCGTACTTCCTTCACACCTCTGAAGTATAAGACATAACGAGTATTATGTCAAGCCCTATGACGGAAATTGAACCATCCTCTGCGGTTTACAAAACCGCTGCATCGCCTCAATGCTTATAGGGCGGGGTGCCATACGAGATTCGAACTCGTGATTCTTCTTAGACAGAGAAGTATGATAACCACTTCATCATAGGGTCAAGGTGGGAGAGGAGGGAATTGAACCCCCGAGGTTAAAAAACCACTCCAGTTTTACAGACTGGTACTACGTTGCCAACAGTAGACACTCTCCCACGATGGGTACGGTCGGGTTCGAACCGACGACTTACAGGTTAAAAGCCCGCTACTCTACCAGCTGAGTTACGTACCCAAATAATATGGAAAATATTAAGTTTTCAAGGTTCAAGAGGACTGATTCCCTCACCACTCCCTTAGAATACCACGATTTGAGGTCTGTGGGGAACATTAGGGACACTCGCACAACTGTCACAAGCAATAAAAAAGGGGAGGAACCTTTTGGTTTCTCCCCTAATCTATTTGTTTTTATGGTTAGTTCTTACATTTGACCTACCATATCCACAAACAGGGGAGTACCCTCAATATGCCAATAACGGCAATCAAGATTACTAATCTGTTTTGTGGGCAGCGGGTAAGTCATTGTTTTGATGAATATGTTTTATTTATAAGACTTTTTTATAAAAGTCAACAGGCTCACCTGGAATCGAACCAGGAACACAATTTTAGAAGAATCGGGTTATATCCTTTTAACTATGAGCCCATGAGACTATTATATCACTCCTTAGGACAGTCGTCAACCCAAGGAGCACAAAGACGCATTTCACCACCAAGTAGTTCCTGTGCTTTGCTACCGTCTGGTGGTCTCTCAACCAACTTCGGTCCCCTTATCATAGCACTCCCATCGTCCCCCGTCAAGCGTTCATAATCACTAATTGCTCTGTCCACATCCCGATGCACTCTACGATCCAAGAGCACCGGATCATTGATAATATAATCATTCAAAGGTTTTCCAGGTAGTTTTCTTTGAACTTGATCCACTATATCATAAATTCTTTCTTCCGGAATATGAGTACACTGAGATACTCCCGTCACCAAAGAAGTAAATATCACTCCAATGATTGCATATCTAAAAATAGTCTTTGGTTTCTTTCCAAATTGAAAATTAAATTCCATAAAAGGGGAGTGTATCTCCCCATATATATCAACCAGCCGATGCTTCCTTACGGGAATTCTTTTCGGCAGTAATATCATTACGACGCTCTTTTACAAGTTTAGAAATTTCTTGAAGAGATTTACGAGCACGAGTTCCTGCAGCATTATTTCCTGCAACAAACTTTTCGTCCTCAATTTTCCATGCCTCTACGGCATCTAGAAGTTGTTGTACTGTTTCTGACATGATTTTCCTTTAATATAATAAGGTATGTGTTTATATATGTAAAAAGGGAAGCAATAAACCTCCCAGAACTCTAACCTTCCTGAACCATCCTATTTACATAATTATATGCAAATTGAGTTCTTGCTCCGATAATGCCCCAACCAATCCAACGATATGCAAGGTTCATATATCCATCAATACTCCTACCGGGAGTTTTCATTTGATATTCAATCTGCTTCCATTGTGGTTCAGTCATCATATATTGAAGTTGTCCCTCAATTGAAGATGGACTTGTTCCAGTACTACGAGCAAATCTACCAAGACCGTAATAACGATCCGCAGAAGTAAACTGGATTATTCCAAATCCACCAGACCCACAAGACTCATAATTAACTCTTGCTCCACCCTCGCAAATATTAGGAATAAAGTTTGATTCCTGTTTGATATTTCCAAGAATAGTGGCAAGTGCGTTCTTATCCTTGATTCCCTTCTTTTGAAGATACTCTAAAGCATAAGACTCGTGTTGATTACACCCTTTACATTTCCAAATCTTTTCCTTTTTTTCGACCTCTGTTTGAGCAGTATGCTCCTTAATATTCAATTGTTTAGATTTGGTTTCTGACTGCTTCTTGTAATCTTGAATAGTCAGTTCTAGAGTATCTGTTGATATTTCTGGAACTGATGGAGCATAGACTGGTAGAAGCAAAGATGAACTGAAGGCAGATGCCACAGTAAATGAAAGGGATGTAATTGTTGAAAATAGCATTAAGTTTAATAGAATTCGGCATCCGTATAGGTAAAGGAGAATTTCCACACCCTCTCGGGAGGCATTACCCACGGCTCTAAGTCGCACTCAAAATCTCATAATATTATCCCTAATGTTAGGGATTTCTCATAATAAGTTATTATTTAGGTTTTGTCAAGTAAATCATAAATAATTCAACAACCCATTTCAAATTATGCCAAGGGAATGGAATACTCCAGACAGAGAGTGTTGGAATGGACCAATTCATAGAATTTTAAAGGCGATAGATAATCATACAGACATTTACATAAAAACAGGAGATACTTGGCATGAAGAACAAGCCGAGTATCTCCGTCAATATGTTTATAGATTAAAAGACTGGATACGCAATCAAGAAAATTAGATTACATTACAGCATCTCTTGTAATACATCTTACGATCATCAAGACCATTATATCCACCGTTGACTCTGAGAGTAACCTGGTCTACGGTTGGATTTTTATCACATAAGGTATTCATTTGATTGAAATGCCACCAGTAACCTGCACTGCTAAATGGATACCGAGTAGCAACATATGATACACCACTCATCACTTCCGGATCCTTGATGTAGTTGGCAAATGCCTGATAGTTTGCTCTACCGGTTAATTGAATATAACCTGCACCTTTATATCTTGGACCATCGCCAGATTGAGTATTTCCAAGATCATCACGACCTTCATAAGCATCACCGGATGCTAATTCCATTTTATATCTTCCACCACCAGACTCATGAGAAATCTGTGAAAGAAAATGACGAATACGAGAAGGAGTAGTAATCTCAAAAGTCTTCAGGCACTTATTCAATTCAACAATCTCAGTATCTTGAATGAGTTTAGTACTGCACCCCCAGATGAATGCAAGTTGTTCTTTTGAAACAAGTTGCATACCATAAACTGGTGGTTTTGTTCTATAGAGTTTTGCAAACTCTTCCAGAATCTCAGGTGCTACATGCTTTTGAAGATACTCCCATGCTTTCAGTTGCTCTGGAGTATTTTTGTTATACTTAATCGCATCTAAAAAGTTAATAGTCATTTAAAAATCCTTCCCCAACCAGTTTTGTCTTTACCACCTTCTAACCAACGATACTTAAGAACTTCTTTAGAATATACTACACCTTTACCTTCTTCTACTGGACCAGAATAACCAGTATTTAAACTACCATATGGATCGTTGCATATGTATGAGTTTCCATCAGCAGTCTTTCCAATTAAACACACCATATGCCCACCAGTAGGAAAAGATAAAGTACCTCTGTGAAGAATACCAATAACCACGGGATGCCCAGCAGATAACTCACGATCAATATCTGGGAACCCAAGATTATACCTAAACTCAGAAGATATTCCATAAGCAGAAAGTGCCTTGGTTTGAACTTCGTGATCTGTCGTATCACCAATAGAAAATACTGTTCTAATATATTCATCATCCCCTTGTGCTCCCTTTAGTGTGCCTGGTTTGAAGTATTCCAAAACCATAGCACAACTAGAGCTATTACAAGTGCGAGAAGCATCAACAAAGTTATCAGTCTGCGGGTAGTAAGGAACATTCAACCGAATAGAAGATTTCGGTGGTTCTACTTTGGTTCTATAAATCCTTATCCAATTTGAGGTATCATCCAATAGTGGAGAATTGCCCAAATCAACTTCAAGTTGCTCTACCGCAGCAACATGCTTTGGATTTTTTGCATCATAGTTCTTAAAAAAGTTATGTAAATCAATTTTCATTTATTGTCCTCATAAGTAACTGAAAAAATAGCATGATCAGCAATATCCGGATTCAACCATTCACTAAATTCGGATTGAATTGCCTGAGCATCTCCGTAATCCTTTTGCTCACAGAGAGAATGAATACGGTCAACTGCCCAATCATGTGATGTCCGAAGAGTCTGTTCCAAGGTAACCATAGTATTTAGAGGTATTGACCTTTTTATTCTAGCACTACTCGACAATTTTGGCAAAGTATCCTTTTGGTGTTCTAAATGACCAAAAGTATTTTTCATAAATAATTTTAACGGAAGAAAGTATTTTTATGGAATGGAAATATAATGAAGAAGATTTTATTGAAGTTCCTAAAGAAATGGAAGGATTTGTTTATCTAATAACAAATCTCACAAATAACAAAAAATATGTCGGCAAAAAACATTTTTGGACTCGTCAAAAAGATAGAAAAACTGGAAGAAGAAAAAAGAAAGAAAGTGATTGGAGAGAATATTTAAGTTCTTGCGATGAACTTAAAGTAGATATAAAAAATCTTGGTAATGATAAATTCATAAAGGAAATATTATATCTATGTCACCATAAGAAATCTATGAGTTATTATGAAACTTATGAACAATTCAATCGCAATGTACTTATGAGTGAAGACTATTATAATACAAATATAGAAGGTAAATATTTTTCAACGGAAATTGATAGAATTTATAGTCTAGTAGAACATTGCGATAAATAGAAATGTCTGTTGAAACTGCAATCTCTACGGACAGATTAGGTGCTTTCTGGCACCTTTTCTATTATAAATAGTAATGCAGTTTCGACAGAATAGAAATGACTTCACAAAGTCCAAGAATTTACTTATATAAAATTACCTTTGAAGAAGTTCCATATTACTATTATGGAGTTCATAAGGAAAAAAAGTTTGATGAATATTATGTTGGAACACCAGTAACACATAAGTGGTGTTGGGATTTTTATACACCAAAGAAACAAATACTTCAACTATTTGATTATACTGATGAAGGTTGGATAGAATCGCAAGAAGTTGAAAAACAATTAATCAAACCATTTTATAATATTGATAAATGGTGTCTTAATGAAAATTGTGGAGGTAAAATTTCATTATCTTCAAGCAGAAAATCGGGAAAATATGTATTTGAATCAAATATAGGTTGTTTCAAACTATCAAAAGAAGAAAAATTAAAAGTAGCAAAAAAAGTTGGTCATTTAAGTTTTATTAATAAAACTGGAGTATTTTCAATAGATTCAGAAACAAGAAAAAATATATCCAAGATTCAAGGAGAAAAATTAAGAGACAATGAGTTGGGATTATTTTCTATGACGAAAGAAGAAAAACATTTATTGGGAATAAAAAACGGAGAAAGAAATAAAAGATTAAAGTTAGGTATATGTGGCCTTACAAAAGAAGAAAGAAGTGAAAATGTTAAAAAAACAAATCAACAAAAATGGAAATGTATAGTAACTGAATATATTTCTAATTCTGGTGGATTATCAAGATATCAAAAAAAGAAGGGAATAGACACTAAAAATAGAATTAGAATTGGATAATTAATAAATATTATCTTCACATTCTATTAAGTAAACAAATCCAAAATAATCTTCTATATGATCTGATTCAAATATTTCCCCATTGAATTTCCATGGATTCTCATAGATCATTTAATAATCTTATAGAGCTATTATTTATCTTCAATCGGGACAAACCTAGTCTACACAAAAAAAGGAGACTTGTCAAGCCCCCCCCTTTAAGATGTTATAATTCAATCAATCCTTATCCCAAGTTCCTCTACCCATAGCACCTCTATCTCTTCTTCTTTGTTCATCAGCATCTCTTTCTCTTTGTGCTTGCGTTTTATCGTGTTGCATTTGTGAATATTTTCCTGGAGAACTTAAAGGTTTTGCACCTTTTCTTTTTTTATAATTTCTTGTGAAAGGATGCATATATCCAACTGTGCCTCTTTCACTTCTTGCTGTTCTTTTTTCATCATCTGTTTTACCAGCATCAACTCTTGCTTCAGTGAAATAATAATCAACCATATCATCCCAAGTGTATTCGGAAAGATCATAACCTTCTTCTACAAGTTCATTTACCCATTCTGTAACTTCTTCTGCAAGAAGATTTGCATTATAGGTTTCAACGAGTGACTGAATGAAACTCTCATCGAGTTCGGTCATAAGATATTCTGCTTCTGCAAGAGTATCTGCATGTCCATTATCAAACAAATACTCAAGAACTAAATCATAAGCATCATAAGATTCATTTGTTTCCGATTTCTTGTCAGACTTCTTATCAGATTCTTTTGGTGCTGGAGGTGTTGCAGCCTTAAATGCATCAGGATTGTCTGCCAATGATTGATTTCCTTTACCAAGTTTAGAAACTTCAGGAGATTGAACTGAGGGGGAATTCATGGGAAGATTTGATTTTAAGTCTTTTAATTGGGGATTATCACTCTGTTGAGTTCCTCTAGTTCTATCTCTTTCCGCCTGGGCAGCTGCTAATTTTGGATTAGCGGCCGCCCAAGTTTTCATATCCTTTTCGGGATTTCCAGTTTGTTTTGTGAATGTTGGTTTCTTTGGTGTATTGGAAGATGCACCACCACCTTTAGAAGGTGCTCCATTGCCCCCAGAAGGCGATCCACCAGAGGAATTATTGGAAGGTGGTTTTGATTCTTCTGGTGCTTTAGGAGGCGTTGTAGGTGCTTGTTCTGATGGTTTTGCAATTAATGGTGAAGGTCCTTGTCCACCAGATCCTGACATTCTACCACCAAGATAACCTGCACCAGTAGCAGCACCCAATGCTGCGGCACCTAAAGCAACTTTTTTAGCGGTTGGACTTGTCAATGCTCCCTTAGCACTCTTAGCAATATCTTTTACTTTGGCAACTGCACCTTTAATTGTTTTTCTTGCACCAGGTCCGATTGCTCTCTGAGTTGCAACTGAAACAGTTCTTCCTGCACCCTTAAGAGCAGTTCCAGTATTTCTTGCAAGTGCCTTAGCACCCATTCCAATTCCCTTTCCTAAAATTTTAAGAGCAGATCCAATACCTTCATCAATAATTTCTAACTGCTCAAGAATATACTCTTCAGAAACTAATCCTTCAGAAATAGTGCAATCAAAATACTTTTCTATAATTTCTTCTTCTGGAGATTTTGATAAGAAATCTAGAATTCCATTTGCAGAATAACCTTCCGATGCCATTGAATATGAAATATTATAGAAAATATTTTCTACAAGTTCCGTAAATTCTTCATCATAATAATCTGAGTTTTCATTAAGTTGTTGTACATCTCTATTTGCAATGTGCTCATAGAGATAATTCATATCTCCGAAAACTTCTGTCGATAGATTAGACATTTTAATAAAACTTCTTTTCTGTATGAAGTTATTTATAAAAAAAGGAGAGGTTTCCCTCTCCTACTATTAGTTTGGGAAGTAGTATCAATATTCGGTAGAAGATTCTGACCCTCTTCTTGATCCACTTGGGGAAATTCCTTTGTCGGGATCATAATTTGCGGATTTAATATTGCCGGATTTAGTTGCAATACGTTTTTGCCTACCGGTTAGGGGTTCGTTTTGGTTCGAATTGGAACGCATCGCACTTTTTACAGTTCTATGCAAATTTTTTGGCAAATCTTTAAGTAGATGCCTTTCATGTTTATTTGCCTCACCAATAATATTCTCTCTCCACTCTTCACTCATGTTTGCCATGATTTGAAGTGCCGCATCTTCAGTATCAGCATAACCTTCATCAATCAGGTGTCCTTTGATTACATCAAATATATCGAAACTAGATTTTACAACTCCGGGAGCAGTAACATTCATTTCTCTACCAGATACCACTTTGGAAATATTTTTTCTTCCTTGAGCAACTACTTCTCCAGCGGAACGACCTTGACGGATGGCTGCGTCACCACCACCACCTTTAAAGGCAGCGTACTGTGCTCCACCAAGATTTTGCTTAGTATATTGTGAAGATGGTGATGCGGGACCTACTGGAGATTTGGCAACTGTGGGAGCATTTGCCGGTTGTCCAGCACCAACTCTTCTAGAAATTTCAACTTCTTGTCCGATTTTACGTCCAGCAGCATTGGCAGCACCAGCAACGGCAGCACCTGCTCCCGTAACAGCACTAGTAGCTGCAGTATTTGCCCTATTCAATGCTCCTCTTGCCGCTTGAACATATGGCGTAGATGCTTTTTGAACATTACCAATACCAGTCTTAAGACCTGCACCTGCTCCCGTAACAGCACTAGTAGCTGCAGTATTTGCCCTATTCAATGTTCCTCTAACTGCTTGAGCTGCTGGTGTAACTGCTTTTTGAAGATTACCAATACCAGTCTTAAGACCTGCACCTATAGAATTAATTGGATTGCTGAGTGGTTTAGTTGGACGATTTTGACCAGTCATTACAACTTCTGTAATATAATGCTCATACAATTCATCCCAAGTATACTCACTCAGATCATAACCTTCTTCTAGAAGAGAATTTGTCCAGATTTCAACTTCTTCCCAGATCTGTTCTTCGGTAATTTGTGGAGCATGAACTGCGCCATATGCCTCCATCAAACCGACTACCTGATGAGATGTAATTCTTTCCATTTTTAACTATTTCTTTTTTTGTATACTGATATTTATAAAAAAAGAGGACCTTAAGGTCCTCCGAAAATTTATACTATAATTTACAGTTTAAAATCTGAAAAATGATTAGATTTCATATCCTGCTTAATTCCACCAATCAAATATGATGTAATTTCCGTTTCTTGTGGAGCTACTTGGACCGATTTTGATTCTATCCAATGAGATGTCCAAGGAAGGGGATTATTCTTTGCCGGAATATCATAAAGTGGTTTGAGACCAATCGCTCTCATACGACGATTTGCAATCCACTCAACGTACTGCTGAAGGAGTTTATCATTCAAACCAATCATAGAACCATCCTTGAACAGATATTCTGCCCAAAGTTTTTCTTGATTTACTGCCTTCTCAAAAGTTTTATTAACCCACTGCTCCTCTTCTTGAGAGATTTTTTGCATATCGGGATCATCACCTTCTTTCCACTTGTTCAGAATATTTTGAGTGATAACTAAATGCTGATTCTCATCTCTTGCAATTAGACTGATGATTTTTGCGCTTCCTTCCATAAGTTTGAGTTCGCCAAAAGCAAAACTACAAGCGAAACTGACATAAAAGCGAATACCTTCAAGAATATTAACGTTTGCAACTGCTCTGAATAACTTTCTCTTAAGTTCATACCTTTCTACCTGTGCGTAAGGAACTTGTTCTTGGGCATGTTTCCAAAGTTCAGAAGTCCCATAATGTTGAGCACTATTGATAAAATCGTTATATGCTTCGGTTACGCTGACGGCACGTTCAAGAATTTTTTCATCTCTGAGAATTGTATCAAACACATCCGAAGGATCCGAATATACATTTTTAATAATATATGTATAAGAGCGCGAATGAATCATCTCCATAAATTCCCAAACCTTCATACACGCTTCCAATTCTGGAAGTGAGCAATAAGGAGCAAATGCCATTCCAGGTCCACGACCTTGAACACTATCAAGCATAACTTGATATTTTAGGTTAGAAGTAAAAATATGCTTTTGTTCAGGACGAAGAGATTGATAATCTCCTCTGTCTTTCTGTAGGGAGACCTCCTCAGGTCTCCAGAAGTATCCTAGTTGTTGAGTTGTCAGTTTTTCAAAGATTGGGTACTTGTAGGTATCATATCTTTGAATTCCTAGCGGTTGCCCAAAAAACATAGGAGATTTTTTTGTATCAACTTCTTCAGAATTGAAAACTGTCATATTGTTAATCACATTTTTTCCACACTATTTGTTTTAAATCTAAAGTCCATATCTTCTCCATTAATAACTTTTGAACTCACACTGTTATATTTAATCTAGTTAGATTTTGCAACTCTCACAATCATCATCGTCGGAATTCATAATATCATCAAGAAGAGATTGGAGTTGTTGTTTTGGTTCTTCAACTTCATCAGTTTTAATATCATATGTGTTTTGATAATATGCCGTCTTATGACCTAAACGATATGTTTCAAGCATATCTCTTGCCATTACGCTAACAGGAACTTCATTATTGGGATAATTTTCTGGATTATATGACCAGTTTCCAGAAATCGCTTGATCGAAGAATTTTTGCATAACTGCAACAATATTAATATAACCACGATTGCTAGGCATATCCCAAAGAAGCGTATAATTGTTCTTAAGTGTATGAAACTGTGGAACAATTTGCTTAAGTGGTCCTTTCTTTGATTTCTTAACGGACAAGTATCCGCGAGGAGGTTCGATTCCATTAGTTGCGTTTGACACAACGGAACTGCTCTCCGAAGGCATTTGTGCCGAAAGAGTGGAGTTTCGTACACCGTACTTCTTAACCATTGATCTAAGTCTTTCCCAATCATACTTTAGCACATTTGGAATCAATTCGTCAACATCCTTCTTATAAGTATCAATTGGCAAAATTCCTTCAGAATACTTAGTGCGATGAGAATATTCGCAGGCACCCTTTTCTCTAGCAAGAAGAGTTGTTGCTTTGATTAAGTAATACTGGAATGCTTCGGTTAGGTCATGTACTAATTTCCATGCCTCAGGATCATCATATTTCACACCATTCTTGGCAAGATAATGTGCCAATCCAATATAACCTATTCCAAGTGAACGACGCGCCTTAGTGGCGATTTCTGCCGATTTGACAGGATATCCTTGAAAATCAATCAGTTCATCCAAACTACGAACAGCGAGATCACAAAGAACTTCAAGATCCTCATTAGTCTTAATTTTTCCAATATTAATGGCACTAAGAATACAGAGAGCAATTGCTGGCGGATTTTTATCTACGATGACATCCTCATAAAAATATTCATAATTTTGCATATCTTCAGATTCATTTTCATCAACAAATTCGTATAGTAAATTAGACATTAAAATCTCCATTTTTTCTAATTATGTGTAAACTTAATCCGGTTTTTTCTGACGCTTCCCTCATACAATCGTATATTACTTCCCCAATCTTAACTTTTTTACTCCATCCATTTTTTGAACCATAATTTACTCCTCCTGGTTTCCCTTTACTTTCCCATTCATTGTAATCATATTTTATATTTTTAATATTTGTCAATTTTTTACATTTGTATCCGTAATGATGTCTAACTTTTCCTCTAGCAACAGCACTCATAGCAGAAGGATTTAAATTATTTTTCCCACAAAATTCAGACATATTTTTAATTATAATTTCATTTTCAATATTTGGACCGGAAATAATCCAAGAATCGGATAATTTATATTTTTGATCTTCATTCATAGGAATACCTTTATTATGTGCGGGTTTTCCTTTTCTTGCATCTGATATTTTTTTATAAAATATTTTAGATAATTCAACATTTTCGTGATGTGACCATCCATTTCCCGGTTCATTGCATAAATTATAATAATTTGGATTTTTTGCAGCATTCAATTCCCACAAAAGTTTTTTTTCTTTTTTTAATGCCTCAATCCTTGTACAAAAAGTAAATAAAATTTTTCTTTCGAATGTTAACGGAGTTTCATAATAAATTGGATTAAAATGATTACTTGAGGAAATATATCCATCATTTAAATGACCATAATGAGATCCAATGTATTTCATTTTGTTAATAATATTTTCCCATTCATACACAAATGCTAATTTTTCTTCCATAGTATTTTATATTTCTATTTCTATATCTATATCTATATCTATATCTATTTCTATATCTATTTATAGCATTTTGTATTTTTACTGCTATTAATAATTTTTCAATGGTCATATAAAATCCCTCCAGTATCTTTAAGATATTTTTTATATTGTTCAATTTTATCTTTTGGAACTTTCACCTTTCGTTTTTCGGTTTTTCCTATGTCATCAATATGTTGAATTGGATCTGTTGGTAGAGTGATTTCTTGACAATTATGGACCAGAATATTATTTGCAAAGAAATTATGTGTTCCTTCTACAGTAATATCATAAACGGGGATTTCCTCTTCAAGGTATTCAACAATTATTTTAGTTGAATATCCATCTACAAATACCAACTCATCTGTTTCAGTTAAGTTCTTTGCCATTACATACCCACGATTTTTTGTGAATACTTGGTGCTCTGGTGTAACTATGATACTCTTACCACTTTCTTCATCAGTAATTTTCATTACTTTTGCTTTTGGTGATGTTTCGGCAAAATCAGTAATAGGTTTCCATTCTTGTTGATTAGTTTCTGTGTTATAAGAAAGAACTTCAATCTGAGGAACATCCTCACAAGGATCAGTATCACTTACTTTATAAGACATAACTCTAATTTCTCTGGAACTAATATATTCATCCAGATCTCCAATCTCAATTTCTTCTTCATAAACTTTCCAATCATAAATCTCTCCAATATCATCATATATTGCTTTTGGGTATTTGATTTTAATCTTTGTATCACCAGCAACACAAAGGTTACTCATCGAAACCTTATCAATAAAAGAACTATGAGAATTACAATGATCAATATTCATAATGTAAATACGACCAGTCTCTGCACGTTCCTTTAGAAGATCCAAAAAGAGTTCTTGTGCCTTAACAGTTTTCTTTTGAATATCCGGATTGTTTTCATACCCAATGTAGAGAGAGTCAAACTCAATTGTTCCGAAAGAATCATAAAGTCCAGGAACATCATGTGGGGAGAAAAGTGTAATCTCACCATTTTGAATAAATCTTTCATAGAATAACTTACTAATCTGAATCGAATAATCCAACTTACGAACACGATTATCTTCTGTTCCTTTGTTGTTTTTAAGAACTAAAATGTCCTGAATTTCCTGATGCCAAATAGGAAAATGTGCCGTAGCAGAACCGCCCCTGATGCCGTTCTGAGTACAGCACCTTACAGTTGCCTCAAACTTTTTAAGAAAGGGCACTACGCCAGTGTGCTGTACCTCTCCGCCCCTAATTTTGGCATTGATACCACGAATTCTTCCTGCATTGATACCTATACCTGCCCGCTGAGAAACATATCTCCCAATAGCCATGTCACTACTAAAAATGCTATCAAGTGTATCATCAACATCGACAAGTACACAACTGGCATATTGGCGGAGTGGAGTCCTAACTCCTGCCATGATTGGTGTTGGAATGTTGATTCTATGTCTAGAAATTGCATCATAATATTTCTTCACATAATCCAATCGAGTCTCTTTAGGATACTTAGAAAAAATAGTTGCAGAAATCAAAAGATACATGAATTGTGGCGTCTCATAAACCTTTCCACTGCTCCTATCCTGCACAAGATACTTATCAGAAACCTGTCTAAGACCAGCATAGGTGAACAAATAATCACGACTATGATCTATAAATGATTGAAGTTTATCAAACTCTTCGGCATCATATGCCGAAAGAATCTCCACATCATAAACTCCAAGATCAACACATTTTTTAGTATGCTCCAAAACAGTTGGAAACTCATACATGCGACCAAACAACTGTTTACGAAGAGCAAATAGTAATAAACGAGCGGCGACAAACTGATAATTAGGATGCTCAAGATCAATCAAATCGGACGCAGAACGAATTAGAATTTCCTGAACTTCTCCGGTGGTAATTCCATCATAAAACTGAATTCCAGATTTCATCTCAACTTGTGATGCTGATACTCCAGCAAGGTCTCTACATGCTTCTTCTACCATTAGATGAAGTTTATTTAAATCAAGACTTTCAACTGATCCGTTTCTCTTAATTACCCGTGTTCCGTTACTCATACTTTCTTCCATTCGTTGAATTTGATTTTTGCTTCGAGCCCTCTATATGTATTTGATTTTAACACATCCATAATGGAAAGTCCAGAGAGAATCATATCATTGATATCCTTTTGTTGAACTGCTTTTGGCCAGATGACTACTTTTTTACCTCCGTCGATGAGTTTGGATATCCTATTACAGATTTCCTTATTGCGAGGTTCATTATCAAGAACATATACAATATCGTCTCCCAAATTAAGACTATCAAGATTAATGTCAGATCCACACATTGCGATTGCATTTTGAACAAATGTCGAATCAAAAGGCCCTTCAGTAACATAGATTCTTTTTTCAGTACTTACCTCATGCAATCCATAAACTTTAGGAACACTCTCATCCAAAATCACTGTAATGTATTTAACTTTGCTAGCACCTATTGCTCTTCCCTGAAAACCAAAAATTTGACCATCTCTGGTGTGCAATGGTATCACTATGCGACTTTCATCTCTTATAATATTATTAAACGTAGGTTTTTGTGTATTAACCCAGGATTGAAATTTATCAGCAAAATAAAACTTATCAGGATTTAAAAGTCTTTTCTCAAGGTACTCTTTAGAAATTGGATTTTCGGAAGCCTTAGGCAAATCTAATCTTTTCTTAAAAGTAGGTTTTTTAAACTCAAACTTTGGTTCTTCAACTACAAAGTTTTTGCCAGTATGACCTTCCTTAAACTTTTCAAGTGTATATTGTTTATGAAGTGTTGGATCTATCTGTTTAAGAAAGTTATTAAATGATAAACTTGCTCCACAGTTATGACACTTGAAGTTCGTATTATTCTTGACAGTATAAATGTATCCCCGTGTCTTATTTTTGTTTTTCTGAGAGTCACCACAAATCGGGCAACGGAACGTATACAAATCCCCTTTAACCCTTTTAAATTTTTGAAGACGTGAGGATACCAGTCCAATATACTTGGAGTCAATCAGATCCATTATTGGGGGGACGCTTATTTCAGTCTTTCGAGTCTACCGTTGTCTTGAGTCTGTGTCAAGATATTCGAAAGAACTTCCGAATTATTGATTATTAAACTTACAACTGCAATCGCACCTATACCAATCCAAACTTTCTTTTCCAATCCTTGCAATTTATCCAATACTATATTGTGATCTTTATCTATTTTATCTTTCAATTGATCAATTTTTGAAAAAAGTATTCCATCTGTTTTTTCATTATTATTAATTTTTTCTTCATGGACTATAAGCATTTTAGTCACATTTGCATTTACTTCACTCAACTTTTCAATAGCACTGTCGATGCGTTGCATCAACTGATCAGTAGTATGAATCTTTTCTTCAAGAATCGCTACTTTTGTCTCTATTGTCTGAGTTGGTGGGTACATTGGAGTGGTTATTGTTGTGGAGGTTTTCTTGTTTGTAACCAAGGTTTACGAAATCCTGTTCCATAAATGTATTTATTCTGCTTTCTTACTGGGGGATTATCACCTGCTTCTACTGTACCAGCAATATGCCCCTTGCCATCGGTTGGACTAGTAAGACTAGTGGTGGGAGCACCACTTACCATACCTTCCTCTTTAAGAGATCTAATAATATTAATAATCCTATCTACTTTACTTTCCATTAGATTGATTGCAACTGTAATGAACACTCAGAATCTTCTTCTATAACATTAATTTCAGTTTTTGGATATTCTGGAAGTCTATTTAAGAAAATCAAAAAACTTTTAATATATGGCCAAAGATCTTTTTCTAAATTATAAAATAATAATGGAACTGTAGCATCATCAAAGACATTGAATAATACTGTAAGGTGATTAAGAATCAAATGAGTCTTAAGCACCCCAGTATTTTTATATCTCTTCAATAATCTCTTTACATACTTTATTCTCTTTAGATCATCCTCAAAATCGTCTTTGGTGACTGCCTGAGGATTATCGTAGAATTTTATAGCAAATAACAGATAGTTATCCTCATTCAATTCATCAAATCTCATATATTATCTAACTGTTAATGTAGTAGTTCCAAGACCAACTGTTGCGGTAGTTCCTGCACCACCAACATTACGAAGAAGAACGTCTCCAAATTGTGATGTGAACGAACTAATTACACCAACACCATTTGAACCATCGGTAATTACACCGACAAATCCCTTACTCATATCAATTTTCAGTTTTGTTGCATTGGTTCTTGTGCTAAATGTAACCGCAGTTCCAGCAGAAATTGTTCCACTAAATGCATTTGCAGATGCAATTTGAACAAAAGTATTACCAACAGAAACTACAGGAACATTAGTGATTGCTGAACCAACACGAATAGAACTTCCAATAGAAACTCCTGTTACAGAATCAACCCAAATGTTTGTTCCAGCAGCACCAACTGTTTGCCCAGCGGTTGTTTGTGTAGTTAGGAAATTAACATTTGCAGCCAGAACAGTACTTGGTGAAGTGAATGCAAACGCTACTCTATTTGTAATCTGACCGTTGAAGTTTGTATATACATTTGGTGATCCATGATTTGTAGCAGGTCCTGCCCAAGCATACTGAGTACCAGTGTTTGATGCTGCAGTTCCAACAATTGCAGTTGATTCGTTAGCATCGTTTGCATCAAATGTGCGAATACGAACCGTTGCTCCAGCACCAGCAAATACAAGTTCATTGAACACAACATGAACATAACCAGTAGTATTTGTAGCAATACCAGTAGTTGCTCCACCACCAACAGTAATTGGTGATGCTTGGTTTGGATCTTCAAAGAACACTGCAACTGGTCCAGCAGTTCCAATACCAGGAGTTCCGCCAATATTAGCAGTACTGTTAATTCCAGTAACAGGAACTAAAATTTCATCAAAATAACGAGTAGAAATTCCTGAATTTTCTTTAGTTTTATATCTTCTCTGAATCCAACCACGTACATCTGCGAAAGTATTCCAAGGACTTCTATTACGGTCCACTTCCTTTTGAAATTTTGGAATTGCGTAATTATTTGCCGCAGTTTCAGATGCTGTTGAAATGCCCCAAAGAGCCATGTGCTTTACCTATAATTCTTTTTCTAGTAATATTTATAAAAAAAAGGAGACCTTCAATTAGGACTCCCTCTTATAATATTTAAATAAAAACTCAGGGAGTAATATCTTTTGCACCCTTTGCTTTCAGAGCATTTTGTGCCTGAATAAGGATGAGTGAAAGAATACCGTTTGCCTTGACTTTTGGATTTGCACCAAGTGCTTCAGAAACTGCAAAAAGTACAGTTGCGATAAGTGCTTGATTTGCTGTCATCCAAGCGATGATTGCTGCGATTGACATAATGACCTCGTATGAATTAAACCTAGATTATTTATTCAAAATCTACTATTAAGATAGGTTTATCTTAATATTAAAACTATTGGGGTTTGTACTTATCTTTTCTTGCCTTTTGGGATTCTGGTGACATATTAGCAGGTTGAAGAACTGTACGTGCAGTATCTTTTACCACCTTACCAACTGGGTCTGCAACATTCTTTTGAAAATCCTTTGCACCTTGTTCAGCAGATGTTCTTGGATTTGCATTAAGTCGTCCGACAAGATTGGAAATTCCAACACTCAATCCAGCACCTTCTTTGACATCTTCTTCATCAGAAACCATTACGATAGGATTCTTAACGCCCAATCCAGATCTCAGTTTGTTTTTGATAAGATTAATTTTTGCATAATCACCTCTAGGATCTCTTTGAGGTTCTGAGGAATCACATGAGGTTTCTTCTGCAACTTTTTTTGCTACCGATGTTGCAATAGCATAAGTTTTAGATGTTTTTCCATATTCCGGTTTTAATGCCTTTACAATTTCCTCTTTCTTTGCAGTTTCAGCACTAGTCAAAGTTTTTTCGTGAATCATATTAAGAAACTTAGAATATGAAGTTTCTGCAACTAATTCCTCATGAACTTTACTGGTTTCTGGAAAAAGTTTTACTTCATTCTTTTTTCCACGCAGTACTTCAAATTTCCTATCTTTTTTTTTATTCTTCTTCCCTTCTTCAATAAAATCAAAATCTTCTTTTACACTGGAAGTGTCCTTACCGTCAGGAGTTCCACCGGTCTTGCGTTGGATTGCATTATGAACTGCGCCAGCATGTTCCTTAGCACCAGATTCAACTTTACCATCGCCATCATAATCCTTACCTGCCTTAGCGGCGGCGGTTCTATCTCCTTTGGTTCTTTCACCTTCATAAGGTTGACCATACTCGGTCATTTCAACTGACTCAATATTTGGATTAGCACGAAGATCACTAATCTTATCACGAGTTGCATAACGAACATAAGAAGTTCCGTTTTTATCAGTTACTCTTACTTTATACTTTCTATCAGACCCATTTCTAAGTTCTTGAAGATATTCCTCGCCAAGAGTAGATCCTTCTTCTAAGCCTTCAACAAAAACTTTAAAAAGGGCATTTGCAACTGAACTCGAAGCAAATTCTCCAATATTATAATCTTCTCTCATTCCAGTACCAAAAATCTTTGCCTTTACCATATTTCTTTCCTGACCATTTAGACTACTATTTTGCATATATTGCGAATATGCTTGTTTGATATCTACGCCCTCTCTTCTTGCACGATAGCGAATATCGTAAACTGCCTGACGAACTTTTTTCTCCATCTTTTCCTTTATGCCAGTAGGTCCTTGTCCGCCTGCTGGTGAAGGTCTATTATCTCTGGAAGGAAGTTCCTCAAAAATTTTAGTAGTCATTGGAAGATCTAATACTTACTTTTTTCTATACTTATTTATGAAATTAATTCCATAAGCATTTCCACCTGGATGTAAGTTCTCTGCACCAGTGCCAACTGCTCCAGGAGTTTTACTTGCATAATGCTTAAATGCACCGAGAGTTCCCACTAATGTATTTGGTTTTCCTGGTTCTCTCATTTCACTATCCATTTTAACTTCAGTATATTTCTTTGTTTCCATCAAATCTTTAATCCAAGATTTAAACATCATTCCACCTTCGGTCACATAAATCAAGTAATTAGTACCTCTTCGAATAATTCTTCCAATAATACCAGTATTCAGATTTTCCACCAATTGACCAATATTAAAAATTTTCTCTGAAATATAATTTTCACGCAATGTATGAGCATCAAATTTAGGAGCAACTTCCCAAACATTTATTTCTTCTTGCTGAACTTCTTCAATTCCCATAGATTGGCGAAGTACACTAAAGAGTTCCATTGCTTCCTTTCTAGCAACTTCCGGAGGTAGTCCACCACGAAAAGTTTTAAAGTCACCTTCTGCGGCGGCAAGTCTCATTCTTGAAGCAGATACTCCTTCAATACCCTTACCATCAGGATCTCTATCACCAGAAGAAATTACTTCAATATTATCAAATTGATATAGATTTCCATTATAATTATTTGCTAGTTTATCAAACTCTTTGACTCGATCAGAACCACCAACAATTCTTACGGCAGAATATCCATCATTATGTGCCTTTTTGAGCACATCAAAAATGGTTCTCATATTTGCATCATTGTATATTCTCTCACTGTGCTGAGGGAACATTCTTCTCATATATGAGATCTTCGTATCCGCATCAAGAGGATTTTTCTTTGCATCCTGAGTACGAGAGGGGACGATGATGTAATCACTCTGATCTTGCTCCGCAGAAGCGGCCGCAGTGTCCATCAATTGAAGATGTCCAATCGTAGGAGGATTGAAACGCCCAAAAGCAATCGTTAAAGTTCCCAAAGTTTTTTCAACTGGTGGTAAAGTAAATGGTTCTTGTGCAACTGGTTCCTGAACTTGTTGCGGATCTACTGGAACTTGTTCTTGTGGAACTGGTTCTTGTAGTGCTTGTTGTGGTGCTGGTTGAGGGACAGATTGTGCATAAGATGATTGAGAAAGATTCTTCTCCTGTTCAGTTTGGGTAGGATCCTTTCCACCAATTATTTGGCGCTTATTATAGAACTTCAATTCTCCCTGAGAGGTTTTGGCAGTAAATTCTCCTGTCGCTCTATTATACCACCCACCATGCCCATCCGTGACAAGACCCATACGAGTCGCCTGTTGAACTGCTCTGCTGGTTGCTTCGGTTATAAATTTCGAAAAACTTTTCATTTCCTATTCCAATTTTTCGTATTCAAAATACTCATAAACAATAGAATATACTTATATTTATGACTACCAGTTCTTTTGTATTGTAAAATTGGCATGAGAGAACACCTCGCGGTTGACCAACTTAAACATACCGAAGTCATTGGTCATCACATAACCTTCGGCATCAATTTGATCGCTCCCAATATATGCCTCTGGACCATTGTTCCGGCACAGAAACAGGCAGTCTTCTTTAATTGACTTGACAAGTTTCCACAAACGAATGAGATTTACATCACAATCAAAGGCATCATCTTGAATGTCACGATCCTCACGAATATAAGCATTTATTGATTTCTTCAATTCTGCCAGTTGTTTACCACGAACGAAGATGGCAGTTTGTGCCATCTGACGGGCAAACTTACAGATCTCCTCAACATCATAGAATGAATCTTGACGGTGCAGAATGTATGCTTGAGGCTGCACAAACTTGACATTAAAAGTATCCTCCCAAATTGATCGATCAGGCATTGCTACAGCATCACGAAGATGATTTTCGGCATAATAGCAGGTGTGTGGACAAAGAATGATATTTTGTTCTACTACTTCGGGGAATTGATAAGTGATAGTGTTGGGGGTGTACTCATTAGATCCACCGAAACCCAGAAAATCCATTTGATAGATAGTTTCAGTACGAGGCAAATGATCAAAGCAAGCATGAAGAATGTCTGCAACCTTACCTTGAAAGTGCGTATCAATTTCTTCATGAGAGTGGCAGAGTTTGATTTTTACTTTGTTAAATGCACTTTTTGTGCAGACGCACCATTTTCCGTTTGCTGGATTTGTACCAAAAACAATGGCAGGACTTCCATCAATTTTTGTAGAAAGATGACCAGGAGTTACAAACCAATCTAATACTTCCAGATTCCCAGTCAGGGTAGAGTCTTCAGGATGCTCAAGGTGAAGATTTTTGGTCATCGGTTTCGTTTGGTATGAATCAATCATACGGCACCAGGTGCTGATTGGAATAGGTCTTGTACCAGTTCTCAAAGTGGCACAATTTGTATTTCACCTAATGGATATTAGATCAAATAATTCTGGATGAAGTTTCCCATACTTCCTTATAATTTCTCCCGCTTTTGCATTTGCTTCATTTTCTGAAGGACTGCCAGGATTTGGGTTCATTGCAACACGTTTAATAGATTGTTTGTAATGAACATACTCATGAGCAACGGTTCTTAAGATGTCTAATGGATGGCGATTAATAATACTAATGTAAACAATGCCATCACTATTCATCATACCAAATGCTCTATTTTTCTTTGAAAAATCGGGATCATCAATGAGAATATAAGGAATATCAATAGTCAAACTCAATTCTCTTTTTAAGAAAACTATAAATTTTTTGAGAATTGAATTAAATTGAATTCTACTTATTGGTCTTCCCGTTCTTTTTCCAAGAATAGACATATTTTTTGAAATATTTATTACAAATCACCCTGAACACGGTTTTCTGAGCGATATACGCTAAAAGTTCCCTCAGGATATCTTGCTGATAATTTATCGTAATTAATTTGCATAATTTCTTCAAAGGAAGTATCCATAGCAATACACAGTTGCGCAAAATACCAGAAACAATCCGAACATTCCCTAAGCAAATGGACCTTAGCATCATCATCAAAAGGTTTCCCTTGCAACATACACTTCTTAATAATCTCAACTGCTTCCCCAAGTTCAGCAGAAGCTCCCAGAGCAAAAGTAAGAAGACGAGGAACATCAGCACCTTGTCCTTCCAGTTCATTCAAACGTTCAACAAGTTTTGGATATTCACTACTTGCCGGACTAGTTGTTTCACGAACGAACTCAATATATTTTTTAGAATCGATAGTTGCCATATTTAAAACTTAAATCCTTCGAATGATTTTTTAGGTTTGTTTTCTTCATAAGTATACTCCTCTTCTTTGCCATTGTCAAGTATATCTTGTTGTGCTGATTGCTCTACATCATAAAGTCTCATCTTTGCTCTATCAATACCCAAAACGAACCTCTTATATATATCAGTTGAAGAATATCTATTTTTCAACTGCTTCACCATAATCTGCCCCAATCCTTCTAACTCTTCGGTAGAAATAAGGGCAAACATAAGATCAGCAGTAGCAGGGAGACCAAAAGACTCACTAGTATCGGTTAATTCTGGATCAGATGAACCAAAACCGCTTCTGGTGGTTTGTGTAGCGGAAACAATTGGAACACTAAATTCCACTGCCAATCCACGAAGTTCTTCCGCAATTGATTTGATATAAGAATAAGAATTAACCGAACCATTTGCTTTGTGCCTACTAGAAGCACAAATATTAAGATAATCAATGAAAATTATATCAGGTCGAAATGATTTCTTAAGAGTAAGTTCATTCAAAAGTGCCTTGAAATGTCCTGAGTGTGCAGATGCAGTTGGATACTCCTTAATGATGAGTGTACCCTGCGTTTTCTTTGCAATAGAATTTACTTTATTTGTAAAAGATGATTTAGAAAGATCCACTAATTGTTGAATCGGAACATTTAATAAGTTTGCATCAATTCTTTCGGCAATTTTTTCTTCTGCCATTTCAAGAGTGATGTAGAGTACGTTCCTGCCCTGTAGCAACGCGGCACTAGCAACATGGCACATAAAGAGACTTTTGCCCACACCAGTATTATGAGAAGAAACCCCATTAGTATAATACCTATGATTTGGATGATTTACATTAATATCTACAATAGGTATTTGATTATTAGTTTTAATAATCTTACCAATTCTAATACCATCACTAGTAATAAATTCATAATATGAATTAGATTGCTCTATTTCTTTAGCAGAAATCCATCCGTCAGTAGTTTCAAATAAATGACTTTCGTTACATTTTACTTTAGTATTATCTAACAAATATAACTTATATTCTTCGTATATTCCTTTATTAATAAAAAAATTAACAGGAACATATCCATCGGGCGAGTCAACTTCTACCTCATATCCATTATCAAGTAATGTTTTGATTTCAGCAATTGACGTTTCTTTTTCAATCCACATTTTGTATAAATAATAATAGCAGGGACAGGGAAATGTTTAATCAAATTTATTCTAACTTATGCGAAGGCAATAAGTCAAGAAAAGAGAACTACAAAAAATATTCAGGACTGCACGAACATCACGTTTTTCCTAAACATATGGGAGGAGATGATAGTGAAGAAAATCTCACTTATTTGGGTGTAAGAGAGCATATCATAGCACATTATTTACTTTGGAAAATTTATAAAAATCCAAATGATTTAAGGTCTATGAAAATGTTAGGAGCAAACTTATCTTCGCAACATAGAAAAATAACGGGAGAGTTTTGTAGAGATAATCAAATTGGTTTCTTCTCATCCCCAATAGAGGAAAGAAAAGAATGGCAAATAAAAGGAATAGAAAGTCAAAAACAAGATTATTTAAACAACAAAACTAAAAACTTCTATTATTGGAGCACAGAAGAAGGCAGAAAAGAAAGAGCATCTCTTGGAGGAAAGCAAAGAGCATCTGCAGAATTTAGTTATTGGGCATCTAAAGAAGGAAGACAAGAAAGAGCATCTCTTGGAGGAAAAGCACATAAAGGTAAGAAGGTAATGCACTTACCAGGAACAAAAGGATGGAAAAGAATACTTCCAGAAGAAGTTAGCACAAAACTAAATGAAGGTTGGAAATTTGGAACTGGGGCCCCATCACCAAAATCAAAAATCAAGAAACTTTCCTAAACCTAATTTTAACTTTTGTTTCTGGATGAACACAACCAGCAAGAGCAATATTGAGAGTCTTATTAGGGAGACCTCCTTTAGTAATCTTATTAAAATATTCCAAATCAAATGGAATTTTATCTTCCTTCCTGTTATAAAAATCATAACGCTCCTGATAATTTTGAAGGTAGTCGTGTCCGATGTTATTATCAAAAGATACCGCTAGAGCATCGGAAAGAATGCTGGGAATTGCATCCCGATTTTTCTTATCGTCATTACCATCGGCAATATGAATCGATTCCATTAAAGCAAGATAAATTGCTCGATCACGGCACCACTTTTCAGTAGTATCTAGCAACCATTGCTTCTCCACGACAGAATCATTAAGTGTTTGGCATACCTCACGAACATCTTTAACTTCAGATTCGGTTAAATCAGTCCTGTTCTCAATCTCAATACCAAGTGCTTCTCTAGTAATTGCAGAATTATATTTGACAATAAACTGAACGATTTCCTCAAAGATTATTTTTTCAGACCTTTGCTCAAAATATTCGGGTTGTATAAAAGGTATAACTTTTCTGGAATAATCTTCATTATATACAAGGTTTCGGAGAATCGTATGCTCAAGTCTTTCCATTATTTTATCTATAGGTTTTTCTTATGATGCGGTACATCAAATACAAAAGTAATTCTAACATTATCTCCAATATTCACTGCCTTATGAGGAAGTTTATTATTGAACCAAAAGAGAGTTCCTGGTTCAATAATCACCGTTTCATCACCAACAGTATACTCGTATTTCCCCTGAATGGAAAGGTGATATCTATCTTTTGTAAGATAATAAGTACCTTCATCAATATGAGAACCTACAATTTCACCAACAGGAAGTGCCAGAAATCCACAACGACGAAGTTTCTTAAAATACTTTCCCAAGTAATTGAGAATCTCCGTATGTTTAGTATATGCTGGAGTTTGAATGCAGATTTCAGTATTTCCAACATACTCACCTTCTTTGCTGACTCCACCCATTATAAGTTGCAATACATCCACAGTTACAGTGTATTCTGTAGGATCTAATTGTTCAGAGTCTTGAACATTTTTTTGTGATCCCCAATCCTCTGGATATTGTTTCAGTTGTTCTAGTATCTTTGATACATCAACTCCAGTTTTTATGATACGAATATTTTTCATGCACCATAACTAAATTCTTTTCGCGCTGTCTCATCAAGTGCTTGCATTACTTCTGGAGTAAAGTATTTCTCTGGATTTTTTAGTATCTCCTTTGCATAAAGTTTCTTACCATCAATTTCATAACGTCCTGCTACATTTTTCCACAATCCACCAATCTCACCAAGCTCAAGTAATCCATAATACTTATCAAGTCCGCGTTCGTCATAAAATAACCGAATTTCAACTTGCTTATTTTCTTTACTTAATCTTGATTTTTGTGTTTTTGCACGAATAATATTTCCTATAACTTCTGTTCCATCCTTTTCTTTTGACTTGGATAAGTATACGATTGTAGATGATGCATATTGCAATCCAGACCCACCTGACATTTGCTTACCACCATAAAGACTCATACTTTCATAGGTATGATTAGTGACTATCATAGGAATATTTGCCTGACCCAACTTAAGAGTCAACATTCTAAAAGCACCCTTAATCAGTTGTGCCTTAGTCATATCACGAGTATCCTTCTCGGCAAGTGTATCTGTGATTTCT